AGTAGATGTAACCCCTGAAGCAACTGTCTTTGGTGCATCTGTTGTATTAAGTGCAGTTACTAAACGAACTGCTCCTGATGCTGTAAATGTAACCACTGTTGCTGTATCTGCTGTTGCAGCAAGTGCCAATGACGTTCCAGATGTGATCTGGTTTGCAGATGGAACTGCAACTGCCGCGGGTGCTGCAGAAGTTGTTGCATTAGTAACTGTTGCAACTGTAACGAAAAGTGGTGCTGCCGAAGATGTTGATACAGAAACTGACATAATTGCTAGGGCTGCAGCAGTAGCAATTGAGATTTTTTTAAATGAATTCATCGTTCTCCTTATTTTAATCTAATCCTAAAACGAATTAGAAACTTAGTTTAATTCTATTACTTTTACTTGAAAAGAACAAGGATCTCCACCCTCATCCCACTCTTGCATTTCTTCGTCTGACATGGGGGGGCTATCATGTGTATTGCAAAATACATCTGAGATCCATCCTCTTTTATAGCCATTTTCTAGCCATATTTCAAACTCTAAATCCATTTTGATAGCTCTTCAAGCATAACATGCTTTGGTTTTGCGCCATTAATTGTTTTTACTGGCTTACCAAATTTAAATAAAATCATAGTTGGAATAGTTTTGATTTCAAACTGATCGGATTTAATTGGGTTTTCATCAACATTTAGTTTCCCAACCCACAAACCCTTTTCAATAGAAATTTCATCTAGTATAGGAGATACTTTTTTACATGGTCCACACCATTCAGCCCAAAAATCAATGAGTATTAAATCGTGTGATAGCAAAGTACTTTCAAAGCTTTTATCTGTTACCTTCATGGTTGATCTTTTAAAGCTTTTGCTGCGGCATTAAACCTAAGCATAAACTCTTGTATAACCCAAAATGTTGTTTCGCCAGCATTTTTAGACATAGCTTCAGATATTTCTAATGTTCGATCTTCTTCTGCTAGTGCGTTATACCATTTTTGATAAAGCTCTTGTCCTAAATCTTTAACTATTCCATCTAAAACTGTAATATTAGACATTTAATTTTGCCATCCATAATGCTTTAGTTGCTTCAAGCTTATCCTGAGCCGCTTTTAATTCATTAGCATACTGCAATTCTGCTGCTGCAATGGCTATATCAACTTGAATCTTTACTAATGCCTTTTTAGCTGCTAAAGAGTCTGCTAAAATTTTTGCTGCTAAAGAGTCTGCTTGTGCTTTTTCTAATGCTATTTGCTCATTAGTTTTTGCTATTACTGGGGAAGAAGAAGTATTAATAATAGTCATAAGCTTATTAAATGTTCCCTGACGACCAACTGTTTTTGTTGAGATACTTTTTAAATAATCAATCATTTTTTGTCCAGAATAACCAAAATTATCAATTGCGCTTAAATAAGTTGCAGCAGCAACCTGTGTTGCACCAGATGTTCCAGCAGTATTTTTAACAATATTGTTTGGTCCAGTAAGAGGCATGTTCCCTTTGGCAAAAAAATCTAAAAGCAAGTTGTCATTATTACTATAAGATGCAATTTCATTAATTTGATCTACTGCACCTATTGATACTACCTCTGAAATACATGATGGCCAATCAATTCTTGAGTAATCACGAGCATTACCTGCTGCAGAAAATACTGGTATGTTGGCTGACATTAAATTTTGAACTGCAGTTACTGTGCGAGGGAATGTAGGGCAATACTGTTCTCTTGAAGAGATGTGTAATCCTGAACTGCCTTGTGATATTGAAACTGCTTTGATATTGTACCTAGATGCATTTTCTGAAACCCAAGCTAAGGCAGAAGATATTGTTGTTTCTCCAGCAGGCTTTCTTAATCCAGTTGAGGTGTGTGCAATAATCTTAATAAAAAGAATTTTAATATTTGAATTAGTTCGCACTGCTGCCGATGCCATCATTGTGCCGTGATCAAATCCATTTTTAACAATAAGATCCGAAGACATAGACGCTGATCCAGCACCTTCTTGAAAATTAGTTCCATTAGGACACAAATCCCACTGAAGAATACAAACTTCTCCTACAATTTTGTTTTGAAATTCAGGCAAAGAGGTATCGATTGCAGTATCTAAAATTGCTAGAACTGGTGCATCGTTATTAGCCTGTGCAATTGCAACAGGAGACAGAAGTGATAAAGTAAGTACCGCCGTGATTAGTTTATTTTTCATATCTTAATTGTACTAAATATTAAAATATTGTCAAGGGCTATTTTTATACCATTTACCAGACTCTAAAATACTTAATTTTTCTTTTTCCATAAGCTCATTTACTAATAAAATCAATACGTCTGTGATAGATGAAATTTGTTCTACTTTACTTTCTAATTGTTTAATTCTTTTAGATTTACTCAATTATATTCCTGTCTAATAATGTTGGTGCTGTTGCTAAACTTCCGCAGGCAAGGCACTCCATGTCTAAATAATAAGTTGCTATTTCATAATCTTCAAAGGCAACCTTAACTAACCAAACTCCAGATCCGCAGGGGCATACGTGTGTTGGGGTTCCTCTTAAATCAATAGCTTTGTCGTAATCTATGGGAGGAACATACTGAGGATCATTTTCTTGAGCTATCTTTAGTATGTCCTGCACTGCTTCTTCATACTTATCTATGTAGTAGAACCCAAGCTTAAACCTTCTAAAAAATATTCTAGCAAAAAGGGATAGTGATATTAAACTTATTGTGATTGATATAATTAATGCTATCCTCATGTAAAAATTATACCTTAAACCTGTATATATGTAAAGGGTGCAGATACGGACATATTAAATTCTGCGGCTGCTTCTAAAGCTGCCTTAAGTCTTACTTTTGGGTTTTTTTGATTTTTAGTGGCATGTAAAGCTCCCAGTGCTATTGATCCACCGCTTCCTTCTGCCATATAGTTAACTATGTTTTCTCCAACATGAAAGTCTTCATCTATAGTAAAGATTCTACCTTCTAGCCCAACAATAAATATTCCGCCTGTGTCTTCATCTGTTCCGCCTATATCTCCAAAGCCATGCTCTTTGAATGCAAGCTTGACTGAATCTACAAACTTAGTTCTTAAAAATTTATCTAAACCTGAGTTTGTTTTTGTTGGAGTATACTTTGGTGGGGTCCAAGAGTACTGAAGTATTTGCCCCATTCTAAAAGAGTCCGTAAATGCAATAGCATACTGACCAACCTTAAAGCATTTAGGCTCTTTTCTTGCTATTATCCATCCGCTTTTATCATCAGATGCAGCGTGGTCGGAACCCATATAAACAGTTCCATTTTGAGCAATAGCCACAATACAGGTCATAACTTAATTATACTAAATTTAAATTCGAAAGTCTACTCATCAAGCCTATCCATATCTATATGTATTCCAATATGGTTTATTTTGCTTAAACAGGCATCCAAATCTGATTTTACATGTATAAGCTCTTGTAATGCCTCATAGTATTTATCTTTCCACTCATCTAAATCTTTTTCTAATTTGTACAATTTTATTTGTAGGTCTTTTAATTCTATAAGCAGCCCATCATGAGTTTTTTCACTTAACCGAATAAACTCTTTTTTCTTCTGGATTTTGTAATTAAATAAAACTCCTACTAAACCACTAGAAATAGAAGCAATTAAAGTTACAATTATCTGAGTATATGTTGGCATTATTACATAATTATACCTTATTTAAACTAACAATTCAGAAGCTTTTATTTCTTCTCCTGCATATCTTTTCTTTGTAATATAATCTTTAACAATTTCATGCCCATATTGTCTTCCAGATAGTATTACTGTCCATCTAGGCTCTAGTTTATTTGAAAGACATGTTTCGCACATTAATAAATTAATGGGCAATAATGCAGATCTTTTTAAGACTAAATTTGCCTTACTCTTATTGCAACAATAACATAATACTTTTTCCATTAATCTTCCTTCATTTCTGTAAGTGCAATCTCATCTGAAAAAATGAAATCGTTTGTATCAAAAAGCTCAGTAACTTCTTCAAATCCATCGTGATATTTTATCATAGACATGTATGCCCCTTGCGATATTACTACGCCATACCTTTGTTCTGGTATGATAAATACTATTGATGCTACGTCACCTTGTTCTTCCACCTGGCTTTCCTTCCAACTCGACTCTAATCCCGTATGATTCCAGGACCTTTTTAACCATTTCAATATAATCTATAACTCTTAATCTCATACTTCCATCGTACTGTGAAAAATTATCTTCATATAGTCTGATTGCTAAAAACTCAGGATATTTTACTATATCCATCTGTAAGTCGTAAGCTGGGCTAATAAGCTCTCTTACTTTTCTTGCCATTTCTTTTGTATAAAAAACTGGTTTGTTTGCTTCACCAGTCCATTCATTAATTCCAAATTTAAAATGATCTTTATTTTTGTCTATAAAGTTAGCCATGAAGCCTCTTTATAGACTTAGATATTTCTTTTGTCTTATGAGAATTTTTTGATTTATCTGGTATGCCAGAGTTTAAATATACTCCACCCCAAACACCATAGTTATCTGATTTTACTCCAGCAGCATAACAAATTGAAATTACTGGGCAAGACATACACGCTTGATCAATGCTCTTAGCAACATTTACATCAGATTCGTATGAGTCAAAAAATAAATTTGTATCCATTCCTAAGCACAAGGCAAGGTCTTGCCACTCAAAATTATCTTTCTCAAGCCCTAGGCTATTTAAAAATTTTGACATATTTTGTTGGAAGCTTCCATAGCCCGTCATTATTGATTGCAAATTCTTCTGCAATCCCCCATTTATTTCTAAACGATCCTTTATTATTTGTAAATCCTAATTGATCTTTTTCCCAAATAACTAATGAATAATTATTCCAAAATGAATCAAGGTCTTTGGACTTGGCTTTTTTAATTAACACATCTACGCCAAGCTCAGTTAGATTAAGCAATTGTCTTCCTGTCTAGTATCAATAGTCGGATTTGAACCGACACTCCACAATTGGAGGCAAATTTTAAGTCTGCTGCGTCTGCCGATTCCGCCATACTGACATAATGCTAATATTATTATACTATCCTAAATTGGACATGTCAACTATTTTTAAATATTTTTATTAATTCTACGCTTTTTATTTCATCATCTACGCTAAATATATCTCTAACATATTCTTTTGCATCCGCCTCATTAAAAGCTTGAACCTCTAGCTCAACATTTAATTCAATATAATAGGTATTCATTTGCTTAACTGTTTTCTTGTTAGTTGGGCAAACTTTTTGCCGAAGCCCTTTTCTTAGTAGATTTAGCAGGAGATGGAGTTGATCCAAATTTAGGACGACCAAATCCAACAATTGAAATCATAACTTTCTTGGGGTTCTTCTTGTAAGCACGAAGTTTCTTGGCAACCTGCCCGCCATTACGTTGGCTTCCCTTGTCATCAGAGCTTGTATTACCTTCAATGCACCAAACTGTTCCGTCACCATTGTCTTTAACAACAATTCCTACGTGAGAAATTCTATCGACACCATCTGCGGGGAAATCAAAGTAAGCGATATCTCCTGCATCTGGGTCCGCTAAGTTGCCATCAATCCAAGCTCCAGCTTTCTTAAATGCTGCTGCACCACCAGGTGTGTAAACGGTATTAGGTACCTTTACTCCAGCTTCGTTAGCACACCAGTTTACGAATGAACCGCACCATGGCTGAAAGTTAGCTTTAGCGTACTTTCCATACTTGGTCTCGTTATCTTTTGGACCTTCAATAGTCCCAAGTTCTGCTGTAGCTACTTCAATAAGTTTAGCTACTGTTCCTTTATCTGCCATTACTTGTTCCAATCCTCATCTACTGGTTGCTCTTCTGGCATTGCACCATCTGGCTTTGCTGATAAACGTGCAGCGATAGCATCTAAGTCTGCTGTTGAATAACGATATTCTTTTTTAACCATTTGTTGCTCCTTGTTCTGTAGTATCAGGTGTAATTTTTATTACATCCTTTGTGCAGGTCTGAGTTGCCTCATGAATCTATTATACCACTTTAACTACCTTAAGTTATCCGTCTTATAAAAACCATTTCCTTTAAACTGTACGGTAAAGGAAGTAAAAAATCTTGACATAACAGAATCACATTCTTTGCAGAGATATCCTGGATCATTTTCAAACATAGATCTAGTTACTTGAAGTAATGCGTGGGATTTATCTTGATTACAGTTATATTCATATATGGGCATCACTCACCGTTTGTTTCCCTTACTTTAGATAAGGCCACAAAATCTTTAACTTTTGTGTCCCCCATATATTTCCAGGCATAACCATTTAAAATCATCTGCTCATTTACTGAAACAGCAGAGTTATCTAAATAAAGCCATCCTAAAATACGACCATACTTTTCAGATGAATTTATTTTTTCTGTTTTAATAACAATATTTTTAGCAGAATTAATCTTATTCTTTAAATATGCTTTTGCTTCAAGGCCTAGGGCTTTTTCCATTTTGTTTAAGGTTCTGCTTTCTGGTGTATCTATACCAGAAAGTCGAACTCTTGAGGTAAACGATATATCAAATCCAAGATCAATATCTACATCTATTGTGTCTCCATCAACAACCTTTATTATTTTTTTTACATAATATTCAAACATTTTTCTCCTTATTTTAATTTGTTTTTAATAAAATTATAAAAATATTCTGCGGCAATATTAAAAACTTTTTCCTAGTCTTGTGAAACAACGCCGCACCCCTGGCTGGAATCGAACCAGCGACAAACAGATTAGAAGTCTGTTGCTCTTCCGCTGAGCTACAGAGGTATTGCGGAAGTAACAGGATTTGAACCTGTGGATCTTTCAATCTACGATTTAGCAAACCGTTACATTTGACCACTCTGCCATACTTCCTTTCGTAGCCCCACAGGTATTTGAACCCTGTTCACCAAGCTGAAAGCCTGGTATTCTTGCCTATGTACGATGGGGCCTTAGTGTGCTAAGTAGGACTCGAACCTACGACGACCAAATTATGAGTTTGGGGCTCTAACCAACTGAGCTATTAGCACCAGTTATTATATTATACCTATAATGTTCTTGCCAGTCAATAGCGTCTTGTTCGTCATTTAATAACGGCTGTCCTTTTATATTTAAGCTTGTATTTAAAAGCACTGGACATCCAGTATCCCAATACCATTTTCTTAAAAGCATATGAAGCCCTGGATGCTGGTCTCGATTAACTGTTTGAACTCTAGATGTTCCATCTTTATGAACAACAGATGGTATTGCTTTGGGATACTTGCATTTTACTGTATATTGCATATATGGAGATGCAAAATTCATATCAAACCATTCATTTGCAAATTCTTCAAGAACTACTGGTGCAAACGGCCTAAATAACTCTCTTTGTTTTATCAAATTAACTTTATCTTTGATGTCTGGATCCCTAGGATCAGCTAATATACTTCTATTCCCTAAAGCTCTTGGCCCATATTCTGCTCTACCATTTGCTACTACTGCTATTTTGTTTATTTTTAATTCTTGAAATATTTGGTCTACAGGATATTTGCCTCCCATATCATGCCCAAGGTACGGGGATTCCCATTTTAAATGCTTTCCATATAAGGCTGCTGCTGCTCCAAGCGAGCTTCCAGCATCTCCTGGATTTGGCATGATCCAAATATCATCAAAAAGTTTCCAAAGTAAGGTGTTTGCCGAAGAATTTAGTGCACACCCACCCATAAATACAAGATTAGTCTTCCCAGTTATTTTTCTTGCCATCTGCATGAATTCAAAAAGTCTTTGTTCGTAAACCTTTTGAACTGCTGCTGCAACATCAAACTTATCTTGTTTGCCCATCCATCCCCAGTCCCATATTCCTTTGTGAAAATTATATGATTGTTTATTTATTGATGGAAAGTAATCATTAATCCTATTAAAATATTTATTTGGGTCCCCATAAGCTGCCATTCCCATCATTATATACTCTTCTTGATTTGGCATTAACCCAATTAGTTTTGTAAATGCAGAATAAAATAATCCAAAGCTAACTGGGTAATTTTGTTTATGTCTGAGTGTTATTTTTTCCCCTTCTCCAATCCAAACTGTGGAGGTGTTGTATTCTCCTATTGCATCTAAAACAACAATTACCGCATCATTAAAGTGACTTGTATAATAACCTGCTGCAGCATGAGAATAATGATGTTTAAAATATTTTGTTGGAACTTTTTCCCCAAACATATTATTAATTACATAGCTTGGTTTCCAGTCTCCAGAACCACCCTTTAAAATAAGCCTTGAGGCTTTTAATAAAGGCTTTTCATAGTAAGCAATTTTATCTGGGAATCCATACTGTAAAGCATTTTCAATTAAATTATTATTAATGTACCAATCATTTTTTTGCTTGCTATATCTTTCTGCATGTCCTGCAAATAGTATCTCTCCGTCTTTAATTAAAGATATTGATGCGTCATGAGAAGTCTCATTAATTCCTAAAATTATACTAATTTTTTGTTATCCCTTCAATAAATTTTTTTGTTTAATTAAAATCATAATTAAAATATTTTATTTAATATGTAAATCTATCTTTATTTTTATTTTTTTTATAAAAAATTTTATTGATAATGGCATAAGCATAGTATTTTATTTTTAAAATCATTAATAAATCCTATTCTATTAATTTATATTATTTTTATTAAATTCTTCAACAATTTGTTGAACATATTCAGAAAAATGTTTTCTAATTGAGCCTGCTGGTCTGCTACCAATACTATCATATATTTTTTTGTACTCTAGCACATTTTCATATGTTGTTGGACACAAAATTATTTCATTATAAGATTTAAGATTTATTGGTAATGGCACATGTTTTGTACAACACTTACACTGTTTTGCTTTTTCTTGATACTTGCTCATATTATCTCCATATTTTCAATTGACCTTGCTAGGCTTTCTGGCATTCTTGGTGCACGAATCATATTCTGAACGTACTCAACTTCTCCATCAGAGCTATTGGCAAAATCGTTGTCGTAGCTCATTGACTCGTAGTCATGAATTTTTATTTCCTCATCCCTTTTTATTCTAGTCTTACTAATACAGTTGTATACTGCCCCACATACAGCATCTGCTAAATCCTTAGAGCCTTTTCTAGGGTGGTCTACTTTATCTCTCATAATTCTTAGCTGAAGTAATTCATCAATTAATAATGAAATATGTGGGCCTCGCAAACGCTCTTCTAAAACTACCATAGCCATATCATCATAATGTTTTTTGGCAACAGAAAGAATTTCAGTATTAATTCCATAAGATTTTAATTGCTGCATCATATCATGAGAATTCCATCTGTCAAATGTGCACAGCCTTATGTTGAATCCACGAGTTCTAAGAGACAGGATATAATCTTTTACTTCAGTAAAATCTACAGATTTATCTGGTGTTGGGGTCCAAAATCTTACTGCATCAATTTCAACTATTGGGGCTGGTTGAGAATAAGTATCTGTTACTTTTACCTCAACCCACTTATTTACGTGTCCCATTGCAACAGCACAATGATCATGTTTTTGAGCAAGGTCTACGTGTATAAAGTACTCTTTGCCTTCTTCTGGCTTAAACCATTCTTCAAGTCTTCCAAATTTATCTACAGCTAAAGCTGCATTATTGAATGCACTTTCAATTTTACTCCTTGACTTAAAAAAAGCATCTACGGCATCTGATGGCATGCATGCAAATCTACTTAGTGCATCTGGTAAATTTTTATGAAATGCAACGGTAAAGTCTGTTATTTTTTTTGTAGGGTTTACTTCCCATGTGGGTCTTTTTAATGCAAAAACTCTAGGATAAACATATGAAACAATATGGTCTTCTTCCCATGCAACCTCAAACTCATTCCCCTCTGTATTATCTGGAAGATCAATATCTAGCTTCAATGTCTGGGTTCTAATAATTGTTTCTTTTTCTGCAATGACTGACTCATAAAATTTTTGAATAGGATCATTTTTAAATCTTGGAAATGAAAGCAAAATAATTTTACCAAAATCTGGAAATCTAGAATCAACTGATGCCCTATACATATCGTAGATTGCTTCTGCTGTTTTTGCCTGATCATGCCCGCTTGTATTTTCAGTTGCAAATCCTGAAATCTCATCTAAAATTACAACTAAAACGTTGTATCCTTCAAAAGCTTCTCTTTCTGAGTGCCCTGAATGAACTGTAATAGATTTATCAAATTTTATTTCAGAAGCTTTATCTGTATATTTTCCTGCAAACCATGGTGAGCTTTCGATACGCATCTTAAATCCTTTAAAGAAAACGTTATTTGCTTGTTGAGCATTTATTGCTATATTAAGAATATCAATAGCATCTCTTGGTGGTTTCCCATAGTATGCTGCTGGATTTTTTAGGCATAGCAATAAATACACTATGTATGCCACTGAAATAGTTGAAGAATAATCTTTTCCAGAACCTTTGCCTAATTGAGCAATTATCTCAACACATGTCTGCTTAAACATTTTTTTACCAAGCTCTTCGCCATAAAGTTTTATGAGGGTAGATTCTTTGTATATCTGAGAGCTTTTTGATATTAAAGTATACTGATGTTCTGAAAGTGGTGGAAGGCTCATGTAGTCTGGGCTTGTTACAAAAGTTTGCAGATCTACTGGACGTTCTTCAAACTCTTCTCCGTCTAGTATTTCTATAAAATCAGAAAAATCAAACGACATTTGATTCTTCTATAATTGTAATAGGCTCAACTATTCCAGTAATTTGAGATAATCTTTTAGCTACTTCTATTTTGCAATGATTGCAGCTAGAGGTTACTTCTTTTAGTATACTAACAAGCATCTCTTGCTTTCTTTCATTTTCTAAAATCTGAGATGCCATCTCATTGTTTTCAAGTAGGCCTACTGACTGAAGCATAGCAATCCTTTTTGTTTCAATGTCTGCTATTAGCTTTAATGTTCCTGATTTAACGCCCAGTTGTCCTTGGGTATCCGCATCTTCAACTGTTTTCCAGGCCTCTTTAATTAACATATCATAGTGTTGATCTGCACCCATAAGGGCTTCCTTGGCTCTATCTCTTACATTAGTATCATTATGGACTACAGACTTCCATTCATCAATGTACTCTAGAACTTCTTTTCTTGTAAAGCCTGTCATGCTTGCTATCTGAGTAGCAGAATTTCCTCTTAGTAATTCCGACACAACCTTATTCATTTTATCAAAGTGTACGGAAGGCTCTATTTCGCTCATTAAATTATTATACTTCTAGTCAACTAAAATGTCAATTAACGTTTAACTTTTAATTTAAATTTTTCTACATATCTTTGTATGGTCATAGCCGATACTTTGCACTCTGTGGCAATTTGAGTAATTGTTTTTTTCTGAGCTACATACCTATTTGATAACCACATTTTATCTTGATATAACTTCATCTTCTTGTTAACTCCTTGTTTGCATAGTGAGCTATCCCAAATGAATCTGCTACATCAAAATCATCTAGGGATAAATTATATTTTATATTAAAATAATCTACAGTTTTTTGTTTTCTCATATTTCTTATTTGATTTTTATACCATGAATCAACATGTCCTGGATAAGCAATTCTAATTGCTTGCTTATCTGCTTTTGTTGGATTTTTATTTCCTATATATGCCTGCCAAGATATAGGAGGAATGGTTATTACTTTGGCCCCAGTTGACATAAGCTCTGCAATAACAACTCCATAAACATAAGAAAGCTTAATAACGGCATCTGGAGATCTTACTAAAACCGCTCCTTCTACAACAATATAGTCTGCTTTAAGTGTATCTAACATTAGATTAGTTTTTACTTTAGCATCATAGATTTTTTCATAAATATTGTTTCCAGCTAAATTTATTTTTCCCCACTTCAATGGGATGTCATTTTCCATTAAGCAAAAAGCTATAGAGTTTGTCGAAGCATCTATTCCTAAAACTCTATTGGCTTTGACTTTTATTAAGCTAGCCAATGTCATCTAATAGATCCATTATTTTTTTTTTGTAATTTGAGCTCTTTGACTTAATGCATTTAGCACAATATAAATCGTTATTATATCTACTTAAAAACCCAACACATCCTTTACATTTTCTTGGAGCCCCATTTTTTATTGCTTTTTTCTCATAATATTTTTCCATAATTCTTTTATTTGTTGCAATTCTGCAGCACTCATCAGAACAATATTTTTGATTGTGTGTTTTAGAAATAAAATCTTTTTTACACTCTATATTTAAACATTTCATTATTTTACAACCTTCATTAATTCAATTTCTACTGTGCCAGGGTTTGATCCTTTAGCCCAACATTCTTTTTTAACTGGACAATAAGTACATGGCAATTTATATTTAGTTGCACCTTCTGGTCTAACTGGCAAATCCCCATCTTTGAAATTATCCCAAACTTGTTCAAGCCATGAGAAAGCATCATCGATAATCTTTTTGTTTTTTTCATTCATTGAAATTGGTATGATTAGAACCTCTTGTGTATTTTTGTTTTCATACAAAAAAAATCCCTCTTTAGCGTTCTTAAGTTTCATATAAGTTAATAGCTGAAGCATATGATTTGGAGAAGATTTCATTTCCGCCTGCCGTGTATCCCAAACTTCTTGTTTAGCTGTTTTTATTTCACCGATTACAACTTCGCCATCATATTCCATAATTAAATCAATAAATCCTCTTATGGGAGGGTATTCATTAATTATTTCTTCTTCTTCCGATTTCCATTCAGGCATAGTTTTAATAAGTTTTTGCAATCTTTCATGAGCTTGTGTTCCTTGGGCCATATTAGCAACCGCTACGGCATCATTATCATCAATAAAAACTGCACCAGTAAATGCCATGTACCAATATCTAGGACAGGTCCCGTGTCCGTATCCCAACGAACTTGGACTAAATGATTTTTTAGTGGTATCCCCATCTGGACGCTTAGTTTTTCTATAAGATTCATCTAACAACTTTGCAAATTTTTCTGGGTCAAAAAAATTACCAGTATGTTTTTTAAATTTTAAATTCTTTACTATGTCTCTGGCCATTTATGAGTTATACCTAACTACATATTTAAGAGCATCTACTAATTTGTCTAAAGACTCTTTAACTGAATAATAAATATTTTTTTTGTTATTGTTTTCTGTACCAGCTTTATCTTTAGCAATAGTAGAATAAACTGAAGCAAGTATTGCAAATTTAGTTGACATAGCTTGTAGCTCCATAATAAGCATAGGAGCTCTTGCAGATGGAACATCTGGGTTCATTAAAAGCTTTACCACAATAGCAAGGGCTTTATCTAGATGCTCATCATGCATAAACTTATGAAGATCATTAAACTCTGTTATATCACTAATTAGCTCTAGCGTATTTTTATCTTCCATCTTTAATATCCTTTTCATAGTTTACGTGCAATTTAATTTTGCTAACTTCATGTTTTCCTATTACATTGCCCAAATGATCTATTCCTTTTTTATACATTCTTGGCCTTATTCCTTTTGCATTTAATCCTTTTAAATAAGATATGTAGTCTAAGTTGTCATGAATTCTTTCATATGGAGCAAAGGTATCTTTAATAGTAACAACAGAATCTTGGATGGATCCCAAGGAAATTGGTAATATACAGGCAATATTTGTTCCAGCTGGGACAAAATATTCTTTATTTGGGGTGTCTAGTTTCCAAACAACAGAAAAAGAACCAGTAAAAACAGAAGTTGATAAAACTGTACTTAGAACGTGCGCACCCTCTAGATATTCATTTGGAACAGGCATAGTTATAACACTTGTATTTTCATCAGTTTTAAAAAGTAAATTTGTTACAAAGCTTACTGTTCCTTCTCCTCTTCCAACCCAGATATTATTGGAGCCAATTATTCCAACTGCGCCATCGGCCCTAGATCCATTCCACATAAATGAAATGTCTTCTTCAAAATAAATTCCGTAGCCTAAAGTATTGGCCATCCCAACTGGATCACAATTATAAGTATTTTCATGCATCCACTCTCTTTTCATAGTAAGGGGCCTTATTTTTGCTGAAGGATTTTCTTTATTGTTGACATACACGTCTAGGTTATACATTATTTTTCTCCCAAAATTTTATTAAATCTTCTAAAACTGCCCACTCTATTATGCCAAGCCTGACCTTGCTTTCTGATCCTATAATAATTTTTAATGCTGGGTGCATATCTCGATTTACCTTAAAGGTGTCTGTACATATTTTTGCCCAGATCTCTTTATTTAAAGTAAATGTTGACCCAGCTTCTTTATAATCGACTAAAAATTGTTTCCACTGAGCATCTCCTTTTTGGTAATCTCCTCTCCCAGAATTTTTTTGAGCTTTAGCTTTATCTCTTTTTACTTCTGATCTTTCAGACATCGGCATCTATTCCTTTAATAATAATTTCATTTGTATCTATTTTAATAATTTGAAGATTTTGATCTACATAATCAGATTCTAGCATAGCAAAACTATTATTTTTATCTAAAAAGTATTTGCTTTTCCAGGGTATATTTTTGTCAGAAACGTAGTCTAAAAATGTTCTGGCAAAATATCTATCAGCATTAAAATATTGTTTTACCCCATGGTAAAAAGGTTCTGTTGATGGCATTATAACTGCATCTCCTGCCATAGGCTTATATCTGTAGTTTTTTTTAGAAACATCATCATAAACGCATATATCTCCACCAGAGTAATTGTTATTTAGATAAAAATTAATTGTTGCAACATGTCTTTTTAGCTTAACTTCATTTGGAAGAGGAAGCTCGTCAATATGGTATTCCATCATTAAATCTTTTTCTGTTTTTTTAAAAAGTTTTTCTTTTTTGTATTCATACTTAAAATAATCTATATATATACTTTTTCCTATAGAATTCATCTTGTCCCAGTCTAAAATAAAATCTGGCCATATCCCATTATTTTTAAAATCAAAAAAATAATCTTTATTTATAAAATTTGTAATGTCATAAATTTCTTTAAGATATTTTTTTTCTTTAATTGATCGATCTGTTTTTAATTTTAAATCTAAATCCCCATCAAAAAACATTCCTTTTCTTTTTCCCTGTTGATACCAATCTCTCCATGGGTCTAAAATTGATTCTAAGCTATCTTCTTCAAACAAGTCTATCATTTCTTGGCTAAACTTAAATATGTTTCTATAAACAACAATTTGAGGTGCAATTACTATCTTTTCAATATCATTAAACATTAATTTATCACATACTCTGTTTTATGATTATTGGCGCATGTCCAAAACATCATTTGTTGTTCTGGGTCAAACCAGGATTCAGATACATCTAGCTCACATTTTGAGCATGGCTTAACCCCATTAATTTTTTCAAGGCTGTCTGGAATTAGTATTTCTTTTTTATCAAAAAACTCATTAAGATTTGGCATTTATCTCTCCGATTAAGCTGCCTACAACAGCTGGATTTTCCCTTAAATAGGCTACAGTTTTTGCACGTCCTTGAAAACGTTCTCCATTTACTGTATACCATGCTCCACCTTTTTCAACCAACCCGTACATTTCAGCAACATCTAGCGTCTCTCCAACTCTATCAACGCCTAAAGATTCTCCTTGGTAGTAGAAATCATATTGTCCTGAAAGGTTAGGGGGGCCGAGTTTGTTGTAATCAATAATCCAATTGACTGGCCTTCCGACACGCTGTTCAATAATTTTGTCCCCAACTTGAACGCCAGCCTTGATAGCATTAGCTTCAGCTTCTGAAGACCAGAGCTTGATAACGGTACTAGAGAAAAATTTAACTGCCATTCCTCCTGTTGGGATGTGCGAAGCATGCATTGACCCAAATTGATTTCTTTGCTGGGAGATAAGAACAAGTAGTGTGTTTTTGTTTGCATAGTTTAACATTTTGACTGCGTGAGTCATATCCTTTGCTTCTGCGCCGATTTGCTTAGTATCTTGCAAATCTTTCATTTCATTTCCATCTTTTTCAAAATAAATGCCTGGAAGAAGTGCAGATATTGAATCAACAACAATTACATCTACTCCCGCTTCCATCAACTTAACTCCTACATCAACCATATCATTAACAGTCTTAGCCTGGGAATAAATAAGAGAAGAGGAATCTACTCCCAGCTGTTCTGCCCACTTTTGATCGTAAGAGGCTTCTGAATCAATCCAAGCGCAGGTTTTGCCTTCTTGTTGTGCTAAAGCAATCATTTGCAAACAAAAAGAAGATTTTCCTGCTGATTTGTTTCCCCATACAAGAACCTGTCTACCGTAGCCTAAGCCCCCTTTAAGCGCAACGTTTAATCCGATGCTTGGGGTCAGCTGCTTATGAACTTTAATGTTTTGTGCAGATTGAACTCTTGCCCTTGTTTTTGGATCTAGTTTTGCCATAATATCTTCTAATGAAATAGTCATATGTATTCTTTCTTCTCTCTAATAGTATAGCATTAAAATAAATTGCTGTGAAGCCTAAACACCTTTAATTTTTAGCTTAAAGGTAAATGTTTTTTCTTCCTCACTATAATCAACCTGTACTTCTTTATCTTCATTTTCTGCATTAATAATTTGAGATACGGGAACAGATATTTCTCCCAGTGTCTCTAGGGCTGCAACTAAAATTTTAGCAATATTTAGTTGTGCGTAGACGTCTTCAATTTTTGCATCTGTCATTTTATTTCCTTTACATTTAATGTTCCATCATCTAGGGTAGACAATACAACCTTACACTTCATTCCTTCTCTCATCTTGGCCAATGTCATTTTGTACATAGTGGGGAAAGCAATTGCTCTTGTTAACTCTTTATGCTTATTAGATAATACAATATGACTCATTGTTTTTCCAGCTTTTGTAACGTATGGAGTAAAATTTACGACTATATATTCATCTTCTTCTAAGTCGTATTCTTTTTTATAAAGATAGTCCACGAACATATCGTTTGAAGATGGATCAATCTCTGATACTTTTATGTACCTAGCTATTCTATTATCTCCAACCAAAATAAAATACATCTGTCCAATTTCAATTTGTGTTTGCTCATTATGAAATAAACCAATTGTGCCAGTCTCATCAACAAGCTCTACTCTTGCCCATCCAGACCCTCTTTTAATTGCTTTAACCATTCCAAACATAACAAAGGAGCCTAAATCATCAAAATCTTCAATAGGTCTAGCTTGAGCCTTTACTCTTGGCGGAATTCCTTCTAGATTAAATGTTGGTATTCCTAAGTATTCGTAGTAGTTATCTTTCTCATTGCCAATTCGCTTATTATCCTTAAAAGCAGCCCCACCAATATTATTAAGAGCAGTAATGGCCCTACTATTAATCCCGCTGCCTTTGGCTGAAGCCTTTTGAACAAAATTGGAATAGCTTTCATATGGTCTTTTTTCTATTATTTTATTAGCTATATTGTCAGAAATAAATTTAATTTCTGCAAGACCAAATCTAATTGAATCTTTTTGCAAAGAAAAGTACAGGTTAGACTCATTGATATGAGGAAGAAGAACCTTAAGCCCAAGTCTTTTAGACTCAATTAAATACTCTGTCCTTGCATCTTTATCATTTTCATTTTTAAGAATAGAAAACATAAACTCAAGCGGGTAGTGCTTCTTAAGCCACGCAGTGTAATAAGATAACATTGAGTAGGCTACCGCATGTGAACGGTTAAAAGAATAGCCAGCATGTGCTTCAAAGTCTTGCCAAAGCTTTTCTGCTTTTTTTCTTGTAACATGACTTGATGCACCATTAATAAACTTATCTTTAAACTCATCAAACTCTTTAACATCTTTTTTCTTACCAATAATCTTACGAACTTTATCTGCTTCGGACCAAGACATACCGCCAAGATAAACACAAGCTTGCATAACCTGTTCTTGATAAATAATTACACCATATGTATTTTCAATAAAAGGCTTCATGATTGCATGCATGTAATCAACTGCCTCATTACCATTTTTTCTTGCAATATACGAAGCCCCAACAGTGTTCATGGCTCCTGGGCGTACCAAAGCATTTGATGCAACAAGATCTTCAAATTTGTCTGTACCCATTTTTATTAAAAGGTTTGTGTATGGTGTTGCTTCTGCTTGAAACACCCCCTTGGTGTATCCTTCGCTAAGCATCTTATATACTTCTGGATCTTCTAAAGATAGGGCAGAAAGATTTATATCTTTTCCAGTTCTTTCTTTAATAGACTTTAATGTATCAGAAATTACTGATAAAGTTTTAAGTCCAAGGGCATCCAGCTTAATAAGACCGATGTCCGCAACCGTATCCATGTCATAAGCAACAACTGGTATTCTTCCAGAAACTTTATCTTGGGAGTCTTCTCTTGATTCTACTGGCGCAAATTTTCTAAGAGCATCTTTAGCAACAACTACTCCAGCAGCATGAACTCCAACAGATCTAATTCTTCCTCTTAGTCTATCGGCTAGCCAAACAACTTCTGGGTATTTTGCTCTAAACTCTTTTGTATTTGGCGATGAAATAAAATCTTCAAAAGTGTCAATTGATTTCATTGCACGATTTACTTCCTGTAAAGGAACCATAAAAATACGTGCAGCATCTCTAATTACACCCTTATCTTTAAAATAAGTGTAGGTTGAAA